TTTACTTCGTAAACAAGATATTTATTCTGTTTATTCTTTAATAGAACGGCTGACCAAGCCTGATTTTGGCTATCAATAATCAGATTGCCTGACATCGTATCGCCTGATTTGCTGACACGGAGGTTTGCATTATCATTTGCTGATTTCACAGCCGCACTGGTCGCCACCGTATCGCCACTTGCACTACTGACTGAGCTTGATTTTTTGCTGTTTGGAATATAATTTCCCAAATTACGCGTAATTGCATCAATTAATGCTTTTAAGCCTTTAATCGCTTTCGGCGTTGCAGCCATATCTTCAGCATCTGAATCATAGCCTGAAAATAATTTTACAATCCCCTTTTTAACTAAACTTGCGATAGGTAACTTGTGCGTATGACCCCGTTTATCTTTGGTATTTTCGGTTGTGTCATCTAATGTAAGCGGATTCATACCCAAAAACGGCGAAAGCAAGCGGCGATCTGTCACATTGCCTTGGCTGTCAATATCCGCCAGAATTTGTACATAATGTTGGCGGCTTGCAGTATCTACATAATCCGCTTTTGATTGCGTGAGATACTTAATTTCGGTTTGGTATTCTCCCGTTACGGTGCAATGATGCACAACATCGGCATAAACTGAGCATGGTAGATTGTTTGCGGTGAGGTTATAAAGTGCAGTTAAATCCATACGCACCCCTTCAACATAAGCTACACCTGGTTGAATAGTAAATTGATTACCTGTTTTACGTTTTACCAGGAAACCATCATCGAAGAATACCGCTCTACCATATAAATCACGATTGGTTAAACGAATTTTTTCATCAAGTCCATGTAAGCGCACAGTAAAATCAATTTGCCAAGTGTTCGCATTGACATTAATGCCCGTCAGAGCTTTTGCGCCACTAAATTCTAAAAGCATATTGCGCGTAATACTGTTGCCTTGTACAGCATTTTTATTACGGATTTTTTTGACTGTATCCGTTTGCACCGCAACGGCTAAAAGATTTTTAGAACGGTTAATTAAACCAATAAAATTGAAATCAAAATCGCCTACTTCCGTACCAATCGTCACAGAATACACAACGGCATTTTCATTGATTACGCCACTTTGTGATACCGCTTGGCGGTGTACAATTTGTGCCGATGTCGGAATAGTGAGATATTGCGCAAGATTGTTCTCATTTAACCCTGGAATATTGGCGAAAATAAATTCATCAAACTGCACTGTGCCACGTGCAATAGTTTGTTCTGCAACGTAGCGTTCAAATTGTGGCGTAATTAAACTTGCCATAAATAAACCTCTTATTGTTGTTATTATCAGTTTACTTTTACATAAAAACTTTGATAATCGTGATTAAATTCGCCATGGTGAATCGTCACGCTTTCTTTCGTAATCACTTCAAAGGTATAACGGCGACAAGTGCGGCCATATTTTCGAATGATCAAATTGAGTAATTCTGTTTTCTTCGCTAACTGGGAATCACTGATTCGAATTTTGATCACATCCCAATTTTCCCTATCGAACCGTTCTTCAATTTCTACGTATCCAATGCCAAGGCGTTCAAAAATGCGGATAAAGCCCGCTTTACTGCCCGCATCTTTCGCATTTAAAAAGGCATATTTCACACGCTTACGGAAGAGTTCTAACGGCTCGCCCTCAAATCGTTCTACGTCGCGTTGATAGGCAATTAAATTTAAAATGCGTTCACTGCAGTGTTCTTCATCTAAAATATTGAAGGGAAATTTGACCGCACTTAAAACATAATCCCACCATTTGCCGAATAGCACGGCGATTTTGCTTAATTCGCCTTTATCCATCCAAAAGGGCAATTTAATATTCATGTTGCCCCCTTATTTCTGTACAGTGACCGATAATTGCTGAATACGTGGAATTGATAACTCGCTTTGAATGTCGCTTTGCCCCCATACGATAGATGCAATTTCGCTGATATTGTCGTGGATTTCTTCGCCCAATTTCGACCAGCTAAAACGACTAAAAGGGTAAGTTCTTGTTACGTCATAATTATTATTTTCGCGGAATGCGCAGCGGATCATATTTTCTACTTGTTGCACGATTTCTTGTTTACGCACATCACCGACAAAAATAGACGGCTGAAAGTAAATAGTGCACGTTAAATTGTGTTTGGTTTCCGGCATGGCGTAACAAATCAAATCATCACCGTGGCCGTGAAAGCCCTCGTCACGCACATGGCGATTGACTTTATCAATAAAGGGCTGACTGGTTACGCCTGTGTCTAATAACAAATAAGCGTTTGCTGTACCTGGTCCACGTGGCGCATCGTGTTTAAAATAAATCCTATCCACAGATAAGGCTGCGACTTTCGCAATCATGCCTTTGTAAACACTGTCAATATGGTGTTGTCCTACGCTCGAAAATTGTGTGCGGTAACGTTCTCGTAATTCGTCGTTAGTTTCTCTGTCAGCACCTGGCGATGTAAGCCAATCTTCTAAATTTTCTACCGCACTTATTCCCGCAATAGATTCTGGCAAAATACGGTAATAACCTGCAGCCAAATTGAAATTTGCGCCAGCCTGCTCTGCGAGTACAGGCACAGGCGCACGCAACACACCTTTAGGAATAAGGGTATCTTTTGTCACAATCAAACGGAAAATCACATCATTAATACGCTCTGTTTGAATCACTGTGCCCGCTTTAATGGTGAGATCGGTTACATCGCTTTCTTTTGAAAAATGTACAACACCTTCTGCTTTTGTTGCTGCTTTAAAATCTAAGCCCACTGCCCAGGCTTGAATCTGTAACCAACTATCTTTTGCAGTTTTTACAAATAAATTCGGCAGAATTTCAGCAATTAAATGATCTGTTAGCCACTTCACAGGCTTGACAGCAATGGCAGTGATTAATCGCCAAAATGGACTCATTCGGCTTGTATTAGTGATTAACCCTTCTTGTGCAGTTAAGCGTTCAAATTCTTGTCGGATTTGCGTTTCTTCCGTTGGCAATCCGCTTTCAGCTAACATTTGTTTAAAATTTTCACTCATTTAAACGTAACTCCAATTCATCCAGTCGCCCAAATTCATAAGTTTCAGCGGTAATAAATAATTGCCCTAATTTTTCTTCAATAATTGATACCGTACCGGGGATTAATCGCACATCTTCTTCAACCAATAACACCATTTGCAAAATAATATCGCGACGTAAAATGCGCGAACGCTCTGCGATAAGTTGTGTCGCCAATCCACTTTCTAAAATGGCGTGTTTAATATCTTGCGCAATAGAGATTCGGTTATCGCAAATTAACGGCTGATTGCCGCTATCTAGCGTAATGTCTTCGCCCGTAATCAGTAAATCAAGGTAAAGTTTTTCCATTTATCACCCTGCTGCTAACTGTTCGCGATTGCGCATTTCTTGCCATATTTTGTTGCCATCGTTGCTATTGATGGTGATTCCACCGTAATTAATCGTTTTAGTGGTTTGTTGGTTTTGTGTAATAGCTTTGCTAACTGCACCGCTTGGCATCTTTGTAAACTGTGGTTTGGTTTGCTCGCTCAATTCAAATTTTGGCGAAGTAGTATTTAATGGGCTAATCTGATGTTGCATTTGTAACGCTTGAGCACCGATTGATGCGCCAACGTCTATCGCACTACCTTTCATCGGTAAAGCACCATCTTCCCACTTAGGGATTAACGGAATATTAATACCTGGCAAATTGTTCGCTTTTTCAATGATAAAATTAATCACATCCGTGAACGAATTAACAATGCCTTTAAAAGCTTTTGAGAAAATCTTGCCTAATTCCGATGCGATATTTAAAAAACTTTCAATTGGTTTATTACTGTCCCAAAGTGCGGTTATCGCATTCCAACCATCAATCATTGCACCGATAGAAATCGCAAATACATCTGCCATAAACCCGAATGAACGTGCGACTAATTCCACGGCATTAAGCACAATATTAAATACGGCACCTAACGCATAGCCCATATCTACGCCGAATTGTTGGAAACTATATGCCGAATCGGATGCACTACCGAATAAGCCAATAATTCGCCCGATGGTTGAGCCGATGCGTTGCAATGCACTCCATACAATCTCAAAGGCAGAAAACAAAGGCGCAAAAGATACGCTAGCCATTTTGAATCCTTCGATAAAGCCAGCTATAAATGCCATAAATTGAGAATGGAATTTATAAATTACAATACCTAACCCAATCACAGCACCTACGACTAACATAACTGGGCTGACTAAGAAAGAAAATGCCACACCGACTGCCGAAACAATACCACTCATCAGAGTAAGTGCCGCCGTTAGTCCTGTAAATCCAATCAATGCCCCCACGGCATAGCCAATCCAACGGGCAATATTCTTGTAAGTCCGCAACCAATTTGTAAATTCTTGCCCCATGTCAGCAATACGATTCATTAACGGCTCAATACGGGCAAGAATTTGTGTGCCAATGGCGATTTTGATATTTTGAAAAATAGCCTGGAAACGCATCCATGAATCCGTCACAGTTTTTGAAATTGCCATGGCATCATCAAGGGTTTTCATTTTGTCGATTTCTGCAATGTCATCTTTTAACGAATCAATTTTCGGCAAAAGATTACTAATCACCTGTGCTGCTTCTTTTGTGCCGAATGCATTTCTCAATTCTTCTAAGGCTTTAGTATTACCTTCTAAATCACCGTATTTACCTTTGATTTTTTCTAAAATATCAATAATTGGCAGCATTTTTCCTTGCGAATCGAGGAAGGATAAGCCCAATTTTTTTTGCGCTTTTACTACGCCACTTAAAAATGCGACATATTTTGTTCCTGCTAAGCCACCTTCAAACACATTTTGCAAATTGCCGATGACGGCAAATTGTTCAGCAGATTGAACTCCTTGGTCTTTAGCTAATGAACCTAAATTAGTGAAAGCCTGCATTAAAGATTCACCGGATGATTTGAATTTATTGGCTGTAACGGTAGCTTGCGCGGAAATCATTTCTACCCATTGAGATTTCCCCATGGCAGCAGCTTGTTCACCGAAAATCCCATAAAGCTGAGAAATATAAGAACCCATGGCTTTTACGTCTGAATCAGTGGCTTTGGCAAGAATGTTTGAGCTTTTAGAAAAGGCGACAAGTTCGCTATCGGTTAAACCGTCAATGGCGCGCGCAATTTCATTCGTAGAACTCACCACATCAGTCGCTGCACCGCCATAGGTGGCGGAAAAATCAAGGGCAAAATCGGTGATTTTGTCTAATCCCGCTTGTTCGCGCCCAGTAGCTTTAATTTCATTAAGTGCACGGGTGAAATCAATGGCGGGATCAAGGGCGTTTTTCATCGCTGCACCAGTGGCAATGATACCTGCTGCACCTAAACCAATGCGGCGCATTGCATCTTCACCGCGCTTGCCTAAATCATCAATAGTTTTCATCACGCCTTTAAGTGGCGCTGAAAGCTGATCATTTAAGCTGATGATATATTCAAGCCCCTGAATTGCCATTGTTTAACCCTAAAATACCTTGGCGATACCGCTTGCGACGGCATTAGCCTGTTGTTCAAAATACTGTTTATGTAACCATATTGCGCGTGCTAGATTGTAGTCGCTATTGTCTGCGTGTGGTAAGTAGTGCATTCGCAGCGCAATAGCTTGTGATAAGCCATTGCACTCTATGCTATCCACACGCGAGGCTAGTTTTTTACCGTAATATTAATTTTCGGTACTAACACCTCATTCACTTTTCCTGCAAGCAAACCTGCAAGACCCGGTACATTAATAATTGCTAACAAATCTTCTTTTTGCTCACGTGCCACAATCGCAAGTAGATAATCTTTGATTGGGGTCACCTTATTGTCAGTCGTAATGTCATTCATCATTTGATCATATGCGCTGTTGTCGCGAAGAAATGTGAACTCAACCCCTTCAACATCGACTTTAACCGAATCTTTAAGATTGCCAGTAAGTTTATCTAACAAAGTTTGTGCGTTTGTTTTTTCCATTTTTAGTTTCCCTTTTTGTTTCTGGTTTGGTTGTTAAAATCGGTGATGCACTTATTGATAGCTACGTAAGCCGTAGTGCAAATTTCAAGGCGGTCTAACGCCTGATTTAAACTCTCTGCTAAATCGCCGTTAGTGCGAATATTCACGCTTAATGCTCTGCATTCGGTGGTTTGTGGGCAAATCAACCGAATATTATTTGGCTTGAGTGCGGTGGTTGAGCACGCCAGCAACATCATTAGGCACGCGGCCATAAGTCCAATTTTTATTTTCTGCATTGTTTAGCACGTCCTTTATTTGTTGCCGGCGTTGTTCGGCTTTTTTGTTTGCTTTGTTGAGTTGATCGGTCAATTCCGCATTTTGCGTTTCATACCGTTGCAACATCACTTTATTTTGTTCGATAGTTTGTTCGCTTTGTTTTAATAAAAGCGCGGTGGTTTCTGCCTGTTTTTTGTAGTGCAGAGTTGAGCCAATACAGCCCACAAACACGATCAAAAACGCACCGATAACCAAGAATTTAAAATTCATTATTCCCCCAGACAAATTGCCTTTTCTTCTGTGCGGCGCATTTGTAAGCCTTTTAATACTCGACCGCCCGATTTGTTGAAATCAGAAATGTGATTGCACATTAATGTCCAGTCTTGCGCTTTTGCCGCACGATAGATCGTTGTAGGTAATGTCATGCCGTGTTTTTTACTGTAATAGCGCTTGATATTGCCACAGCCTAAATTAAAGGCTAAAGACACCATGGCATCATATTGCCCTTGATTCATTTTTCTGCCGTTAAAATCGGCGTTGATACAATTTTCAGCCTCTTTAATGTTGCGGCGTAAATCGGCTGCCACTTCATCAATCGTCAAAACTTTGGACTTGTCCACGTTGTGGGTATTGCCTACGCCATTCGTCCATACATCGGCAGGGCATTTATATGGATTGCGCACACAGCCTTCCAAATTAACAATCATGTAAACGGCTTGTGGGCTGACTTTGTTTTGTAATTCTTCCGATAAATCTTTTTGTTGAGCGAAAAAAGCAGTTGCAACAGCTGCAGCTGAACATAAAATCATTGCACCGAATTTTTTACTCATCACTAATCCCTAATTTTTTCGCTTCAATTTTCGCCGCCAACATTTTGTAGGCTAATTCATCTTTTCTTGCCTGCACGTCTTCTTTGTATTTTCGGTAAGCGATCCATACAGATGCTGCTCCAAACAAAATACCGAATATTGCAGCCCATTCATTTAGTGTAAGCCCTGACACAAAGGCAACAACAGACGCAATAAAAGGCTGAGTACTATCCATTCTGTTATTCATAAAATCACCTTAAAACATTTAGGAAACTGACCGCACTTGCTTGTTTATAATTGTTATACGTCAGCACGGCCAGCACCTAAACACGGTTAGCCGATAAGATCACGCGTATCTTCATCGGATAAATACGGCACACCATTAATGCGCACGAAATCTGGGCTTGTGACAAAATATTTCAATTTTTTTGTACTTTTTGCACCGCCCTTCGGGTCGATGTTAAGCACGTCAGTTAAAATAATTTTGTTGCCGTAGGTTTCCACTTTGTCGCGCACACCGCCTCGCATCGCGAAGAAGGTAAAATCTACTTCCGGCAAGCTGCGATAACTGCCTGCATTTGCGGCGGCCTGTGATAATTTTTGAAAGTTTTTTGAATCTAGCTCAATTTCACCTTCTGCAGCTACATCACCGCTTACCCAACCATCAGGAATACCACGGGTTAAAGCCACAGCACTATTATCACTAATGGATAGATTCACTGATTCCACGTGGATCGGAAAGCCCATCATGTAGAAATCAAAACTCATTCCGCTGATTCGTTCCATTTATTAATCTCCTAAGGTTTCTAAATCTAAGAAAATGTTTGCCGTAATATCTTTCGGGCAATCGTAAGGGCGCACTTTGATGTAAATCGTCACCTTGGTTTTGCTTTGCCACACAATCGTGATGGCATCATCTTTTGGTGGCATACATTCGCCAGGAAAATCCTTGCCGTTGATGGTCGCAGATTTGCTCATATCGCGCATCGGTTTGGCAAAATATCCTTGGTGATATGCGGTACTTGATGTTGTGGAGTTAAAAGAGCGGTCAGCAATTTTTGCGATAGCCAATAAACGTACTTTACGCGCGACTTTATCCACTACTCGGACGTTTTCGATCACTTGATAATCGCCGCCTTCCACGTCTAATGTGCGACCGTCCGCCCAGTAGTAACCGTCATAGTCTGGATACCACATCGGCACAGAATAACGTGCAGTTTCAAGTGATTTTAAATGCGCAATGGTAAGCTCATTGCCATCTTTGTCTAACGGTTTTTCGGCACTGCCTAGGCTCACTAACGCACCTGTTTGTACCCGTGCAGGGCTATCTGCCACCGTCACGGCACGATTTGCCAATCGCCCTGCCAATACGCCCGCCTCATTGCCGAATAGTAAAGGCACAAGGCAAACGTGATCGGCGACAATGGTTTGTTGCAAAGTGGTAAGTTTCTGCACATATTGATCCCATGTTTCGCCATCAGATTGATCATGATTAATACCTTGTACAGCCTGGATAAAGAAAGTACGACGACCGAATTTAGCAAGTAGTTCTACGTAGCATTCTTGCAATTTCCCAATACTTGCTTTATCTACGCCTAAATATCTGGTATTGACACAATATTCAAAAGAGGCGGTTTGATTGGCTTTTTTCACACATTCGACAAAGTCATAGCCGTCTTCTTGTGCGATATACACGTGTGCGAACCAGTTTTGCCCAGCATTAAGCATGGCCGCACGCACTTGTTTTTTTAAGTCGGTATCGGTTTCGCCAAATACTTTGTCAAAATCAGAATCGGGCGTTAATGCCAATAACTTTCCTGGATTAACGGTGCCTACGCCAACAAATAATGCGTGACGTTCAATTTCCTTGGTTTCGCCACTTAACTGATTAAGGGCGTTAATTTGTACAGATGGGAACATTCTTTACTGTCCTCTTATTGTTGTTTTTGAGTATATTTTTGAATTTCCGCCAGAATAATCTTGGCGTTTTCTTCTTCACGTGTATCTAAGAATGAGCGTTTTTCCGTTGGAATTATCCATTGCGTTAAATGTCTACTCGGATTCATACCGTTCTTTTCTTCCAGTTTACGAATAATCAAACTGGCTTTCGCACGTGATAAGGTGCTGCGGATTTCGCTTAATGTCGGCTTGCGGCGTTTCACTTTGCCGTTTTTTGTTTTACCGTTTGCCACGGTATAACCTAAATCTTTTAATTTCTTTGCTTGGCGCAAGGTGCAAGGGTCTGACCCAATGCCACCTTTATTTTTGCCGGGGAACTCCGTTTTTTTAAATAAGTGTGGAATCCCTTCTTGGTGTTCTTGCGCAATTTCACCCGTTCGTTTTTGCTTATAAAACAATGCGCCTTGCGCTTTTTCGGCTTTACTGTTGGCTAACTTTGCAATTCGGCGTAGCATTTTTGCTGTACCGTTTTTTCGTTTCTTCCAACTTCCACCCATCGGGTTACGTTGGTTTGCCGCGCTTTTCACTGCTTGGCGTTTAATCATTTGCAAAGAGCGGATTAAAATTTCACGTTTTTTCTTATCGGGTAAACTAATGATTTCAAGATCTTTCAAGAACTTCTTTAAGTCTTCTTTATCAATCCCCATTCGGATGTTCATGTTCAACCCTTACGACAACATCAATTTCTTCGGCCGTGAAAACTTCAATTTCATCTAAACGATAATTCACACCCTCAATTTTTAATTCGCCTTCGCTATCTTCCATTGCCGTCAGTGGCTCACGGAAAGCGATAGTAAAGATTAAATCTGCCGTGTTATCGTCGATAATGTCTAAATCAAATGGGATTTCACTTTCATCCAATACATCACGCATTGGATCGTTTTCGTTTACCCACACTTGAATATGCGCCATTAGATAAGCGGGGGAAATTTCGTTGAATGGCAAAGCCTCAAAGTGAAATACACCGTTATAGGAAAGGTGGCACACTTCAATGCCGTTTTCGGTCACTTGTCGCCCTTCATTCAATAATTTGCCGTCTTCAATCCAGCTGTAAAAATTCCCGTGATAACGTTTCGGCAATTTTGTGAGTAAAAACTCCGTCAGTTGCTGATACCGCATTTTCTTTACAGCAGCCATACCGATCCCCGTTTTTTACCTTTCAACGTGCGGATAGCGTGGGTTGCCTCGGCTAATAGGCTTTTTTGCTCGACCACGTATTCGCGGTTTTGGTGAATTTCGCGCCCTGATAGGGTGTTAAATTCTGGGAGTAACTCCGCTTTGGCGCGGGCAAATACCGCTTTTTTATAAAGGGTTTCGGCGTAGTTTTCGCCATTAATCCGCTGCGTTGAAATTTCTTGCACAGAATTGACCGCACTTTTACGGTGATTTTCTTCAACCTCGGCAAGATCTAAATTAACGCCTTGCATGGCGGCAATGAGTGCCGTTTTCACCATTTCCACAGGAATTTGTAATGGAATGGCGCGTTGCTTTTGAAACTCTTCAACATAAATATCCGACCAAAAGCCGTTATTGGTGATGACAGAGTCGTCATAATCTTGCGTTCTGCCGTTAAACATTGCCTTCCTCGCTGTTTTGGAGTGGGCGGGCAGTGAGTTTTTCAATAACAAGATCAAAATCAATTTGCTGTTTTTCCAAACTCAAGCCCGCCACTTGGGGAAGACGGTTCGGGTCGTAATCGCCCGATTTTGCCAGTGCGCTTAAACGCATGACACAACGCTCAATCATATTTTTTACACCCGCTTTCTGATTGAGTTGGAAAGCGCGGTTACATAATTGGATAGCCAGCACAAGTGTTTCGGCATCATCAATGCCGCTTGCTTGTACTTTGCCTTGAGGACTGCGTAAAAGCAGTGCCGCCGCTAATTTGAGCCACTTCGCCGTGACAATTTCGTGCAACTTCCACAGGGTCGCCACGTTTTTAAAAGTTTGTGTAAAATATGGCTCCACGGATTGACCCGCTGCGGCGGTTTTATCGGTCCAGTTGTAAATTTGGTCTGCGACAAAGTTTGGCAATGTGGTTTGCCACCCTTGCGGCATAGATTGATTTTGCTCAATTGCTTTTTCAGCCAGTGACAAGGCTCGGTCAAAATCAGCAATGTCAAACAAATACACAATGCAATAAACCAAGTAATCATTCTGATAAATTGCCCCTTTATCTAAATATTCATTCACAAACGGCAACCACTTTGGCAAAAATCGGTTGCGTTTATATTCTAATTTTTCGGCACGTGTTGGGAATGCCCGTACTGCGTTCACATCATTTTGTAAGGCGATTTCAAGCACGGCATAATCATTACCGTGAGTCGCAACCGCACTTTGTTGTGTATTACTCCCTGATACTTGATTAATGTCTGCTAATGCCCGCATTTGGCGTTGAAAATCTCGCATTCCCATTTGCTTCTACCTTTTACTCTTCGTTTTCCAATTTCACGTTTTTGAATTCGATAGCAGCGAATTTGCCTAAATCTTCCACAGCATACGCCACGTTGCGGTAGTAGCTGTCTTTGATCGCTTTCGCCTCTTGGTCTTCTCGGAAACTACGGCGAATTGAACCTTTTTGTGTGTAGATGGATAAGTTATCCAAACTTGTCACAATCGCTGCGCGACCCGGCATATTCGGTACAATCATTGCTGGCATACCGCCGAAGGTTTTCATCAAATCGTGGGTGGTGAGTGCAGCTTTCTCGGTAGCGATTAAGCTATTGCCGCGATAAACGACGCTTGCCTCTTTTGCCACTAAATCCGCGCCCACAAGGAACACTAAATCGCCCGCATCGCGGTGACGTTCGTGTAAACCTTGTTTTAAGTCGTAGGCTAATTCATCCAAATTTTTATAATCGGCATTTTCACCAAAAATGCGGATGATGTTTTCTGTTTTGCCTTTGGTTAAAACCTGTGACGGTTTGTTTTCGCGGGCAAACTGCATCCAACCTTTGTTTACATCTTTGCCTTGTGGGTCTTTGGTGGTTTTACCCACGCTTTCGCCATAGAAACCAATCATGATTTCATCAAGTGCGATTTGGCGTTGCACGTAATCCGCCCACATTTGCGCGAATTGTGGTGCAAGATGCCCCCATTGGTCTAAACGCGTCCACGGAATTAATACGCCTGAATCAGTTTCAACACATTCATAACCGTAGCCGGAAGGCTCAACGCCGCCATAATAACGCGCACCTTCTTTGCGCCCGGTAATAATGCCTTCGGTTGCGCCAAAGATTAATTGACCTTTTGCATCATCTACTTGTACGTAGTTAATTTTTTGCAAGAAGTCGGCTTGTTTTTGGATGTTACCTAGTAAGCGGGTTTCTTTTGGCGTTTCAATTGCAAAAGACTGACCATTTTCTAAACGTGTTACATCTGCGCCGTAATAACCGGCAACATCTTGTAAAAACTGCTTAAATACTTTTTCTGTTTCTAATTTCATCGTTTACACCGCCACATTAAATGTTTTAGTTTCCACAGGTGTGCCGTTTGGCACTTCGGTTTGCTCTTGGCTTAATTCGTTGAATTTTTTATCCAACGCCTGAACCGTTGTTAAAAGTTGATTGAACTGCTCTGCTGTTACGCTTTGCGGTTGTTCATCTTTCTTTTCTTCTGGTTTATTTTCTGGTTCTTTGGTTTCTACTTTGGCTGAAAAATGATTGTCAATTTTTGAGCCTAAACCATTCACCGCCTCAATTAGGCGCTCGAACTGTTTATCGTTCATTGCATCGTCCTCTTTATTATTGTTGTTATTGGGAGTTGGTTGTTCTTCCGTTTGGGTGGAAGATGAAAATAACTTTTTAAAAACATTCACTAAGGTGCGTAATGCCTTTTCTTCTTCAACATCTTCTTTTGTGGAAAAATCTACTTTGATAAATTCACCGCAAACACTGCCTTTTTGCTCAACATTGAAAAATTTTAATTCTGTGGTGCCTACGGATGCTGGGGAATCGGTTACACCTAAACCTGATAAGTAGGCTTTTCCGCTGTTGCGGAAATTCGGGGTAATTTCAATACTGGTGAATAAGTATTGTCCTGCACGGTTGTATTCGATTAATTCTTTATTGGGTGCGATGATGGCAAAAAGTTGAGTTTCGCCTTTTTCATTTTCTTCGGTTTTCAGCTCGATCACTTGTCCCATATTGAACCAACGACGATGTTCTGGCCATAAATTCGCAGTGTAGTGTTCTGGGTCGTAGGTTTCTGCCATTTCGTGCAACTCTTGGGCGGTGATTTGGCGGCCGTCCACGGTGTAGCCTGATGTGGCGATACAAATAAAATCAGTTTTTAGTTTTGATTTGTTCATTTTAGAAATGCCTGTGTTGCGCTTTATTTGCGTAAGTGCGGCCATTTTTGCCGATCTTTTTTACAAAATCACGGGGCAAAATTTGGATATCGTAGGATATAGGCGAATAACGTGCTATATCCGAAGATATCCAAATCTTGCCATTAAATTTTTGCTGTTTTTGTTGCCACAATACATCCACAAAACAACAGCAAGATAAAAAATGACGGAATCCAAGCTAAGAAAAAGAAAAACAAAACGCTACGATGACGAAGTGATTTATGCGGCAAAGTTTTTATATTTAAAAAAATACACGCCGAAAGAGATCGCTGAAGAATTAGGTTTAAATAGCACACGCCCGATTTACTATTGGGCGGAAAAATACAACTGGCGCAATTTAATCAGCGAAAGCGGGATTGAAGAATTAATTGCGTTACGCATTATTACGCTGACAGAACGTGAAAATAAAAACGATCAGGAAATAAAAGAACTAGAAGCCCTGATCGATAAAGATATTCAGTATAAAAAGCAACGTGCCGCAACGGTAGCTAAAGTGACAGCAAAAAGTGCAGTCAATTCTGCGGACGTTTCTGGCAATGAGCGCACCTTTGCTGATAGTGGTGACGGCGATGAGCGCAAGAAGAAAAAGCGGGTGAAGAATGATATTTCCCACGTTACGCCCGAAATGTGCCAGCCGTTTATTGATTCGTTGTTTTATTATCAAAAAAACATCCGCGCCAACAAGCACCACGATGTGCGCAATATTCTGAAATCGCGCCAAATTGGGGCAACCTATTATTTTAGTTTTGAAGCGTTGGAAGATGCGATTTTCAGCGGTGACAATCAAATTTTCTTATCAGCTAGTAAGCGACAAGCAGAAATCTTTAAAAATTACATTGTGAAGATGGCGAGGGAATATTTCGGTGTTGAGCTAACCGGCAACCCAATTATTTTAAGCAATGGCGCTGAACTGCATTTTTTATCGACCAACAAAAATACGTCGCAAGGTAATAGCGGCCACGTGTACGGCGATGAATATGCGTGGATTCGTGACTTTCAGCGATTCAATGACGTGGCATCAGCCATGGCAACACACGCGAAATGGCGCGAAACCTATTTCAGCACACCGTCTTCAAAATTCCACGAATCTTATTCGTTCTGGAGTGGCGACAACTGGCGAGATGGCGACCCTAAACGCAAAAACGTGCCATTCCCGACCTTTGCAGAATTGCGTGACGGTGGGCGACTTTGTCCCGATGGTCAGTGGCGTTATGTGGTGACGATTGAAGATGCGCTAAAAGGTGGTGCCGGCACGTTATTTAACATTGAAAAACTGAAACAACGCTATAGCAAATATGCCTTCAATCAGCTTTATATGTGTGTTTGGATTGATGATGCCGATTCGATTTTCAATGTGAAACAACTTTTAAAATGTGGTGTAGATATTTCGAAATGGAAAGATTTTAACCCGAAAGCGGATCGCCCTTTTGGTGATCGTGAAGTTTGGGGCGGATTCGACCCCGCACACAGTGGCGATGGGGCTAGCTTTGTGATTATTGCCCCGCCTGCGTTACCTGGTGAAAAATATCGTCTGCTTGCACGCTATCAATGGAATGGACTTTCCTATGTCTATCAAGCCAATCAAATACGCGCCCTTTATGAAAAATACAATATGACCTACATCGGCATCGATGCGACGGGTGTCGGTTATGGAGTTTATGAATTAGTGAAAGAATTTGCTCGCCGTGCCGCCACTGCCATTATTTACAACCCCGAAAGTAAAACAGGTATGGTGCTTAAAGTACATGATTTGGTTGAGCATGGGCAAATTGAGTGGAGCGAAAGCGAATTAGATATTGTACCGAGCTTTTTAATGATTAAGCACCAATCAACCAAAAGTGGCAATACGATGACGTTCACGGCTGAACGTACAGTCAAAACACAACATGCCGATGTGTTTTTTGCAATTTGTAATGCTATTAATAAAAAATCTTTAAGTGATAAACCGCGCAAACGTCGTGGATGGAGTGTATTAAGTGGAAACTAATGTAAAAAAAGATAGTAAAAAAGGGATTTTTATTGCACCGATAAATGACCGCACTTTTTCCTTGAGTGAGATCACAGCCTCACCCGCATTGGATTATGTCGGCATTGGCTTTGATGAAAATTATAACTGCTATTTACCCCCAGTGAATCGTCATGCACTGGCTAAACTACCTCATCAAAATGCACAACATGGGGGAATTCTGCATAGTCGTGCCAATATGGTGAGCGCCCTCTACGAAGGCGGCAAAGCATTATCTCGTATGGATATGCGCGCACTTTGCCTGAACTTAATTCAGTTTGGGGATGTGGGGCTTTTAAAAGTGCGTAATGGGTTTGGGCAAGTGGTGCGCTTAGTACCACTTTCTAGCCTTTATTTGCGCGTGCGCAAAGATAGCGGCTATTCCTATTTAATGAAAAAATCGCTTTATGATACCGCACAAGAAATCTATCGCTATGATGCGAAAGATATTATCTTCATTAAACTTTACGACCCTATGCAACAAGTTTATGGATCGCCCGATTATGTAGGCGGTATTCAATCGGCATTGCTAAATTCTGATGCGACAGTATTTCGCCGTCGCTATTTTAGCAATGGTGCGCATATGGGCTTTATTTTGTACTCCACGGATCCCGACTTAACCGAAGAAATGGAAGAAGAGATCGCAAGAAAGATCAGTGAATCTAAGGGAGTTGGAAACTTCCGTTCCATGTTTGTGAATATTGCGGGCGGTCATCCTGACGGGTTAAAAGTGATTCCTATTGGCGATACCGGAACAAAAGATGAATTTGCCAACATTAAAAATATTTCGGCACAAGATGTTTTAACCGCACACCGATTCCCTGCAGGTTTAAGCGGCATTATCCCAACAAATACGGCAGGATTAGGCGATCCCTTGAAATATCGTGAAGTGTATCACTATGATGAAGTGATGCCATTACAAGAGATTATTGCAGAAACAATAAATCAAGATCCAGAAATCAAAAATTTATTAAAAATTAAGTTCCGCGAACAAAATTTCGCAAAATAAATTTTCGTTTTTAATCTGTACAAAAAGCCATGCATTGATATAATTATTTACAGTTATTTTTGTGATGGCTTTGGGGAAAATGGCAAGAACAACAGATATTTACTGCACTGTTTGCAATTCAAAATCAGTAATTGAAAGATCTGAACGTATACACAGTGAATTTACCCGCTATTACTGTGCATGTAAAAATCCCCTGTGCGGTCATCGTTTTGTAATGAATATGGAATTTGGACATACCACACGCACCAGTAAGCTGACAAAAGACAAATTGCTTGAGCTTGTTTTGGGTAAATTATCGAACGAAGAAAAAGCCAATTTGAGAAAGATATTAGATGATGAAAAAAGCCGCTAGAAATAGCGGTTTTTTTGTGGAAATTTGAAAATAATGCTTGCGCTTATTATACCATATAGTATAATTCATCACATCTAAGGCGGAATGCTTTAGATACAAGAAACCCCGCCTTGTTGGAACGCGGGGCTTCTAAGGAGCTAGAAAGATGAATGATCTTCAACATGTTTTCATCGTCCTAGTTGCCTACTTAATCGTGATGTTGGTTATCACAAAAGGTAGGTAAAAACTCGGTGGGGTGGTTGCAACACCCCGCCGAACTCCTTAAATCTTAACGAAAGGGATAAAAAAAAGCAAGGTTTTATTATGGCTAACTCAAACACCGAACACAGCAAAAAACTCCGCGCAAAAACAGCAGCAGCACACACTAAAAAACTGTTAGAAAGTGGCGAAGTGCGCCGAATCTTATTGCAGATGCCGACTGAATTGGCGGATGAATTTGATGCTGTACTTGCCGAATTTGGCGGATCGCGCCCTCAAGCGATTAAGGCGCTGTGTGAATTTTATCGGGCCAACAAAGGATAATAAACAAAAACGGAAAGTCAGTGCTTTCCGTTTTTTGTTATTTTGCGTTTAATCCTTGTTCTTTCATCGTATGCAACGACACATAAGACGATTTCAAACTACCGTAAGGCGCTTTCGGCTCAAATAGCACCAGCATTTGCGGCTTGTTGTTTTGGTCGGTCTCTTCGCCTGTTTCGTTGTTGATGAAAGGGATGCGTGAATTAGTGATATACACGATTTCTTTTGCATTGCGTACACACATATCAAACCATTTTGTCGAACCGTCCACATTGAGCAACATTACCACCGTTTTGTTATGCAGCACACTTTGCTGAATAGCACGTAAGACAAATGGCAACGGGTTACTATAAGGCGGATTCATCCAACAGTAACGCCCTTGCCAATCTGATGTTAACGTGTTTTGTTCTGGGCTGATAAAGTTTTTCACTTTAGTGTTATGTTCCATGGCACACGCATCTAAATCAAATTTGATATTGAAATATTGTTCTGCATAATGGAAAACCCACCAAGGTGTAGCCCATAAGTCTTTATCTGATTTTTTGGTGTTGGATTTATTCATGATTGCTACCTTGTAAATCTAACTCTTTAATCCAAAAACCATCTACCATTTTCCCCTTACGATTTTTGACTTGGTTATAGGCATACTGGACGCAATCTTTGAAATCTAAGCCATATTGTTTCGCTATAATTTGTAAATCCCCAACAATTTCTAATGGATATAGACAGCTTTCGTCAAAATATTCTGAAATGTGCGTTACAATATTCTCAATATAAAGTTCGTCATCACCAAAAGTGAATACATCAACTTTATCGCTTGGATTACCTACTTGTTTATTTAAAATTGTTATAACAATAAAACAATCCCCAATGCTATCTTTAATCACATCGGGTTTATTCTTTGCAATTCCGCCACATAGTTCGCCGAATTCTTCCATCAGTTTTAGCTTTTGTCTCCGTGGTGTCGAACCTTTAATCAAATTACGATCTTCTGCCCATTGTTCGATGTTTTTAATAAGTTGTTGTAAATCTGCCATTTTTCTTTCCTTTCAATCTCTACGTTTAATAACATTAGGTACTTCCACAATTAGGATTCGCTCAGGTGGAATTTTTAAATATTTTCTGTAATGGTCTGCGATTTCTTCTGCTTCGCTATAAGTCACGGTTGTTCGACTTTCTCTCCCAACTTGCCATTCTCTAGCAAATTCACACTCCAGTACCAAATATCGCTTACCATCAATTAATTGTATTTCTTCCATAAATATCCTTAGGCTAAAGAATACACAACACCCACATAAACATCCCAATAATCCCACCAATCATTCCACTGGCAAGCCCTAACAATACATTGCCGAATCGTTCAGTTACGATTTGGTGCTTGATATTAATCACTTGTTCTAAAACATAGGCTTTTAAATTAATGCCGTTAATAGATAGTTGCGCTCTTAATAGATGAACGCGTCCCTTTAAATATCCGACAGTTTCTTGTAATTCTGCATTAATTTGCCCGCACTTTTCCGTCCGTTTTGCCGCTAAGATTTGGCGGATTTGTTTCTGTTTTCTTTTATTCATTGCGTTTTCTCCTATTGAATACGTTGGTTTTTATGAAAATCTTTGAGCTTTTGAAGGTTTCTTGGCACAGGGGAAAGCGACGTCATCATGTTTTGATTCCGTTTCACTAACTGCACATCGTTTTCAGTAAGTTCTAAGGCTGTATATTTATCTATGGTTAGCCGTTTATACTTGAATAAATAGTCTAATTTTTGTGCGCTAAGGGGCGCGCAGATCGGTTGTGTCAGTAATTTGATCTTTTGCTCAAGATTTGAGCGGTTACAGTTACTGACACAAGTCCAAGGCGCACTGCGTGCGCTATTGTTAGCGGTTGAGCTACGCTCAACCATAGATTCTGTGCGTTGTGCAAAATCTTGTGGGCGTTTTTTAATTTGCCATTTTTTGGTGCGTGAAATGACTTGTTTTAGACTGAATCTATTCGCTAAACCAATAATGGCTTTGCGTTGTTCGCCATATTTATTAGCAGGTTTAGTTTCATAATCTAGCTTGATGGGTTGATCAGTACGTTTAGCAAGCGCACCGCCTTGAATTTCCATATATGCCGCATAGTCATTCGCGATGCCTGCGGCTGCTTGGGCTTTATTGATAATTTCATCATCGGCTTGACCGCTGATTAATCGTCGCAATTCACGCCAAACAGAAATTGATGCGCCACCGTAGAATTGGAACTGACGAATACCCCAACGGCTCGCCCAAGCACGAACTCGCAATGCGTTGTCGTGTAGGCTTAGTGTCGGGTCTTCGTCTGACACTTCGCCAGCAAGGGCGAAACCGTCAATATTTTTCGCAATGTATTTGGCAATATAAGCGGTTGCACTACCTTTTGTTTTATCGCATTCTTCCACTTTGCAGCGGTGCTTTGCTGCGCCTTTTTCATCGCCATCTAATTCAAGGGCTTTTTGTTTAAATAAGCGAATGACTTCTTCTTTATGTTCTGCTGGCACATACGCTAGCGCATGCCAGTGTGGTGTGCCGTCTTTGTGTGGCTCTGCCACGCGCATACCATAAAATTTAATATCACGTTTTGCTAACAAAGCACGGAACTGTTGCCACACTTTGTTTAGATAGTTTTGCGTATCTCGTGGATTAACGCCCGACCATTTTTTATTGCCGTTTCCTGCGTGGAATGATGATGGCGCAGTGAGGGTTAAAAATAAGGCTTCATTGTTGTTTTCTTCTGCCCATTCTTCCAAGCCACGCAAGCGCACCATCATTTCATTTCGGCGTAATGCAGGGTTGGAGGATGATTTTAAGAACATATCGAAAAGTTCGACCTGTTCTTCTGGGTTGTCGATGTTTTCAATAATCATGGCGCGCAAGTAATCATGATTCTTGCGTTGTTGCAGTTGCCATTCCTGGAAACTTTGATTGGAAATATAACTGGCGGCATTGGCGCGCACCTCGCCACAGGCAATGGCAACGTGTTCAACCATTCTGCGTTGTGTAGTACGCATTTGCTTAAACCACCATTTTTCGCACGTAAGGCGAATTAAAGTGCTGTCAATATGTTCGGCTTTGATGCGTTTGTCGTTTTCGATTTTTTCCCAGTGAGGGATTTTGAAACCCGCAGAAAGGGCAATTTCGCCACACCATTTATAGAGCTGATAGAAATAGTCTTGAATGTCGCTCTCGTTGTCGTTTTCAATGCCATTTTTTAAAAAGTGGGTGCAATCAAATTGGAATTGAGTGAATGCTGTGGCGATTTGGTATGCCATTGCTTTCAACTTACTTTCGGTGATTAAGTAGAAAGGTAGCTGCTTCTGCTTTTGTTGGATGCCGAACACTTGAAAACGGAATCCGCTGTAATGCAACTCGTTATAGTGTTTAGCAAGTTCTTCACGGGTTGGCACGGTGGAGAACTGCACGGCTTGTTGCATTTCATCTTTAACGGATAGCAACCATTGCGGGGTGTTGATGAACGCTTGCAAAAAATCTACGTTCACGTTGTATTGTGAAAAGACTTTTTGTAAACGCACATCTAAGATATCACGTAAATAATCATTGGCGTATCGACGTTGTTTATTGCCGAGGGCAAATGCAATCGAGCCATCGTCTTTTACAGAGCGATAGGCTTTAAGATAAAGTTTACGGAAATATTCACGCTGACGTTGGCGTGGTAAGCTTTTAAGTTTATTTTCGATGAACTCAAAATCAGCTGGATTAGTGGCAAACAACTCCAACTGCAGTGGTGTGTAACAGCTTTCGTCAAAAGGCAGAAAAGTGCGGTCAAATTTATGCCCATTCTCTGCCGCTTGATGGCGTTCACAGGCAACCACCGCCATGTGTGCCTTTTTGGCACTGACGGTGTTGTCACGTTGCTGTTCCCACATTGATTGCATAGCTAATCTTCCCACATCCCAGCAATCGACCCTAATGCGCTTAAACGATCACATTTGCCGTCTTTTGCCCAACGGCATTCTTCAAATCGTTGATGTTCCTGATTGTCATAAAATGAACGGATCGAATAAGCATATCCGCCAATCAGTGGGTATGGTTCATTAATAGCAAGTAAGCTCACATCCGCAAAAATATAAGCTTTAAAACCGTTGTTAAGACGGACTGGCGCGCCTTGTAATGCTTGCTCTAGATTAAATTCAGTCATAAATATTTATTTTGTATGAATTAAATTAATAGATATGGATAAAAAAGGGTTTATGCCTGCGCATAAGTTTCTTGAATTTCGGTGATGCGTTTTACTTCGGCGTAGATTTCTTCTAATTTTTTAGCGACATCAGAGAGCGCATTTATATCATCATCCATCAATTCACAAAGAATGAGCGTATCAACCACCGCGAATAAGTCTTTACAAACTTTCCCGCCTACTCGTTCATAAGTGCCATTTTCTTGTAGTTCAATTTTGTAAATAATGTACTTCTCTGTTTCGCTTAACTTAATGCTGTAGCGATTTGATAATTCGATAAAATGTTCTTGCATAATAAAATGTCCTTAATGAGCCAACTCTTCAGCTTTCTTGGTTAAATACCCTACGTTATCTAATGCAATCACCATCTTGTGATAGATGGCACTGGCGGCAACTTCATTTTGTTGTCTTTTAAATAACTCCCATTTTGTGCGATAAGCCCAATATTTATTCCGCCATTTTCGTGCGGCACTTAGGCAATTTTCTGTACTTGGTTGATTTAGTTTATTTTCCATTATTTCCCCCTTGTGTGTGGGTCGATATTGTAAAAATCACGACGGGTTAAAGCGCGCGGAAAAGGCGTTCGAAGTGCTGACATGGCGTGAAAGGCTTTGGTTAATTTATCAATGCCTTTTTCGTTGTAATGCCATAACTTATCGCCAGTCAGATCCGGCGAGATGTAATCTTCAAAAGGTTCAATATCTGCTAACGCTTTTAACATGCCTTTTTGCTCATCGGAAAGATGATTAAACGCGCGTTCAGTGGGATATTTACTCAAGCCCATTTCATGCAAGGTTTCTTCGCTATTTCTTGCTTTCGACATGGGCACACCGTTTAAACGATGCCATTTTTCTACCGCACTTTCGTTTTCAGACACATACATTGCCGCGCCCTCGCTTTTTTATTTACCTGTTTTGTTGTATGCTTGCCCTAAATTGAATAAACGATGACTTAATTTAAGGATTTCAGAAGATGAACGATCAGATGCAAAAAACGCTTCAAGATATGCAAGCACAGCTTTATCAACTTCAGTTACAGCAGGGACTTCAAGAACGCGTGATGGGTTGCCTTTTGCGTGGGCTTGCACATCATCCTGATTTACTTGATGATGTAGAGAATGAGCTTCACGCGCTGATTGCTTCAGTGAAGCAAACAAATCCCGAATTACTTGATGTTCTGCTCCCGTATATTGGGAAGTTGGCGCACAGGGACTCTGATTAGTGATACTATCCCACCATTCTTTAACCCAAAAACTTAACGCACTATGAGGAGTGAGCCATGGTTTACAAGACGGAATTTGATGAAACGGCTGCCGAGATTTGCGCATTTCAATTAATATTTTTGAAAGTGCACGAAATTCTGAGCACTGAGCAAAAACAAAATCAAGCGGCACTAATTGATAAAGGAAACGCGCTAGCGATTTATAAAGTAAGTAGTCAGCCGTCGGATCAGCTAATAGAACATATGCAAGATGACGTGCACACGAAGCTTTTAAACGTGCTAGATGCGTTATTTCTGCAACTGACAGATACGCAAGTGATGATTTTGCGTGATTACATTGAAGAAGTTGATGAGCTTTCAGAGCAGTGCTTAGACGATTCAGAATACTTTCAAGCTCAGATTTATGATGATGTGTCGATACGTTTAACGATGTGGTTGGATTTAGATTAGTCATTGTCTTCCCCTTATAACTAAAATCTTTTGGAAATTACTCACAATCCTTGTAAGGATTGTTCGCTGCTTCGCAGCCGTTGGCATAGCCAACGTTCAAAAAACCTTGTTTTTTGTAACCGCACTTTTGTGCGGTTTTTTACTCTTGTTTCGCCGCCTGTTTGGCAATCGCGATTAAATTCACTAACACTGAACCCCTTTCCGCTTTTTTATCTGCGATAGGCAGTTCGCCTGCCGCTCTCATCTTTCGCACTTTGTCTAACGAAAGCCCGGTAAGCTCGGCATATTTCTTTAATGTGACATAAGGCGCGTGGATCTGTACATTTATACAAATTGCATTTTGGCTGTTCATTGCTTAAACTTCCCCTTGTTAAATATTGGTATATATTGATTTATGGCTCATTTGCGTAATTATAATATTATGGCTCATTTGAGAATGTCAATATGAATTTATGGCTCATTTTATGAATAATTTAGAATTGATTGGCGGAAAGGATGTCATTGACCGCATTCAAAAAGCATATGGATTTGCAAAAAGAAAAGATTTAGGCGAACACCTCGGGATCTCGCCCAGCACGTTTAGCACTTGGGTTTCTCGTAGTTTTTTTCCTGCGGAATTAGTCATTCGTTGCGTGAAAGAAACGGGCGCAAGATTGGATTATGTGGCCTATGGAAATGAGCCGATTTTCGATAATTCAGACGACCTGAAATATTTTCATACAATAAAGCTAGAAAGCGGAAAATCTTTCATAATGGA